GTTCTTTCTTTTTGTCATTTTGTATTGGGTTCAGTTAATGACACCTGGACTGTTCATCCACAGGTCCCCAAAGGGGTGGAGCCGTGCAGTCTCTCGGCATTCTGATTAGCACGGAAATATTAAGACGTCGCATAGCGCGTCACCGTTTTGGGCTATTACAGATGTGAACCCCATCGTTCCAGATATCGGGTAGGAACGACAACCCGTAGCCTTCTAGAGGCTATACTTAATCTTAAGGTACCCGACTGGCGGACAGGGAGGAAGCTTGGATGCATAGACTTTCGCATCCCAGTATCGAGCAAGTCCTTCGATGGACATTGGGCTCAAACGATACTGCGGCCGGAAACGACTAATGAAAACCTTATCAGAAACATTGGCAGATTTCTTGGAAGCCCTGCTTGCGTAAGCAAGTCGAGCTAACCAAGCATCGTCAATATCATCAACAAGGCCTTCAGGAACGTCGTCACCGGTCGGAATCATCTTCCAGTTCGCCAGGGCTCCGCTAAGCTCGGCAGTAGGGATGCTCATCCCTTCACGGCGATAAATAGCCATCCTCGGATCATTAATGAACCTCGCAGCCATCTCACGTTGTGAGCGGGTAATGCGAGTTCCACTAGGAGCAAAGGATGGGTTTATGCCAAAACCACCCAGATGGACGGGTAAATACCAATTCGGTTGATAAATCTTACCGAACCAGTCCTTACGCCATCGATTAAGGGCCGAAGGAATAGCCACCTGCGTCCAAGGACACAGGCGGACCATTTCATTAAGGTCCCTCGAAATCTGAGTAGGTACAGCCGAGGAGTCGCCGGATTTCAGTGATGTCCCTTTTACAAGTTTCAAATTCAAATACCCAAAGCGCTTCATCTTTCGATTAACGCGCTTGAATAGTTGTGAATTAATGATACACGTATCTTTGGACAAGTACTGTTTTCCCTGACTCATCTTAAAGCCCGCTTCGGATGCCGTCGCAACGAATATAGGGTAGAACGATTCCATGCATTTAAAAGCCATGTCATCGCCATTAACCTTAACGTTGTGACGCATCTTGCGAGCTATGCGAAGCCTAGTGTCAAACGCTTCTTCGACACTATCGTCGCTTAACCAGCGGTTAATAGCGACGCGATAGACAGCAAGGTTAATAATGCAAAGCATAGGAAAACTCAAGGGATGCCCCATGAGCTGACCTTCGTTCGCAACAACCTCGCTGCCATCCGGATATACTGCGCAATTGGGAAGCATTATAGCATCATAAGCCAATTTAAAAAGATCGTTAGCCGGCAGTTGGTTCAAAACTGCTAGCGAACCGAGCTTCTTAATCAGGTCAGTTGCTGCTTCGTAATCCACAGAACACCAATGCGTACACTCCTCCATATCGTCGTCAATGTCTTGGATAGCAGACGTAAGATCATTGTCCGACATAGTGGACTCCGGCGCAGCCTTCCAGGCAGTAAGCATAACGCCTTGAAGCGGCTGGAGAGCGGAGTAAAGATATCCATCACCCTCCGTGATAATACGAAACTTACCAGGTTCTGGTAAGGCTATAACCTTAACACGGAGGGAAGGTTTTCTCATGAAGTCACTCGCACCAAATTTGACCTTAAGGTCATTGGCGGCTCTATCAAGAACTTTATTATACTGTTCTTGCCTCCATCTGTCTAAAGAATGAACTAAAGACGGAAGTCGGCCAAGGATTAGGGTGTCAACATTAGGAGAACCATTAAATGGGAGATGGTAACGGTCAACCAGACTTAACGCACCGCCTTCACGGCGGGAAGCTTGTAAGCAGGCCGAACCAGTAGGAAGAAACTTAGTCATCTTACGAGTCCCAGTTCTAGCAAAGACCTTACTAGCGATATAAGATATTTCGCTGTAAAGCTCCTCACTAAAGAACTCGGGCTCGCGAGAGAGTCGCGCTTTGTGCTTATCAAGCGCCTGTTTCTCTTTTATACTACCCAAAGCGGGCCAGCCCCGTTTGGAGCCTTTCTGCAAAGAGTAGATAAAAGAAACGTCTCGTCTAGCGATAGAACGAGCGACAAAACGTTTCAACCATCCCTTAAAGAGCGGATCCTTGATCCAGTCGTCCTTGGGAGGACGCTGGGAATCTTGGAAAACTTGACACAAAAAGGTATCAAGCCAGAACTTGCAAAAGGTCTGCTCCTTGTTATCTTCACTCTCATACCTGATCAGGGTTTTCAGAGTTTCACGAAAACTCGCAATCAGGCGCCTAAGTTCGAAGTCGGTGAACCAAACGCTACGTTTGGAACGCCGTGCAACGAAAGGCCATATGAGTGACTCTACGATCTGAAGTACAGGGGCGCTTGCCCCTAATCCTCGAGAAGCAACGATGAGGATTGTGGATATAAGCTTATCCGCGGATCTCGTAGAGATTTGTTGTCCATCCGCAAATTTACCTATATCAGCGACTGCCGTATCGCCTACGGGCGTGAGGTTGGTCCGCATTGCCAGGAGTCTCTCGAGACTCCCAACTTTGCGATCTGATAAGTCAAGCATTTTTGACTTCTGATGTACTTTGGGTATTTCGATTTTAGATTCGTCTAAATTCATATAATATTCAAA